TTAGAGGAACACGTACTTAAGGATGAACAGCACGGTCAGCACATACATCAGGGGGCTGATCTTCTTTTCCTTGGCCTTGCCGGAGATGACGTTGATGATGGTCCAGGAAATGACGCCGATGGCGATGCCCTCGGAAATGCTGTAAGCGGTGGGCATGGCCAGAATGGTCAGGAAGGCGGGGATACCCTCGCTGGGGTCATTGAAGTCGATCTTGACGGCGGAACCCATCATGTAGAAGCCCACGATGATCAGGGCCGGAGCCGTTGCAAAGGACGGGATAGTGAGGAACAGCGGGCTGAAGATGGTTGCCAGCAGGAACAGGATGCCGGTGGTCATAGCGGTCAGACCGGTGCGGCCGCCCTCGGTGACGCCGGAAGCACTCTCGACGAAGGTGGTGGTGGTGGAAGTGCCCAGCACAGCGCCTGCGCAGGTGGCGATGGAGTCGGCCATCAGTGCGCCCTTGATGTGGGGCAGCTTGCCGTCCTCGTCCAGCATGTCGGCCTTGGAGGCAACACCGATCAAGGTGCCCAGAGTATCGAACAGGTCAACGAACAGGAAGGAGAACATGACGGCGAAGAAGTTCAGGATGCCAACGCCGGAGAAATCGGTCTTGAACACCTGACCGAAGGTCTTGCCCAGCGCGGAGAAGTCGAAGCTGACAAAAGCGGTGGGGATAACGGAGTACATGCCTGCATCGGGGTTGGGAACATAGATGCCGGCAATCTCGCAGAGGATGCCCAGCACCCAGGTGATAAGAATGCCGTACAGGATGCCGCCCTTGACCTTCTTTACCAGCAGGATGGCGGTGATCACGATACCCAACAGGGCAAGGATCGCGCCCATGCCCACGCTGGAGAAGGTCTCGCCCTTGAAGTGCTGGTAGGTGACGAGGGTGGAATCGCTGTTGACGATCAGCTTTGCGTTCTGCAGACCAACGAAAGCAACGAACAGGCCGATGCCCACGCTGACGGCGCTCTTCAGGGTCATGGGGATGGCATTGAAGATGCCCTCACGGACATTGGTGAGGGACAGCACGATGAAGATGATGCCCTCTACAAAGACGGCCATCAGGGCCAACTGCCAGCTGTAGCCCATGGTGAGAACGACCGTGTAGGAGAAGTAGGCGTTCAGGCCCATGCCGGGTGCCAGTGCAAACGGATAGTTGGCAAGCAGAGCCATAAGCGCAGTGCCAACAAAGGATGCCAGCGCGGTGGCGATCAGAACGGCTTCCGAATCCATGCCGGAAGCAGAAAGGATGTTGGGATTGACCGCAAGGATGTAAGCCATGGTCATGAAGGTGGTGATACCTGCCATGATCTCGGTCTTGACATCGGTGTGGTTCTCCTTCAGATGAAAGATGTTTTCTAACATGAGGAACCTCCTGATTCAGATAAAACATCCCGTCCGTGCGTGGGACGAGAAAGAACAGAACCTATTGTAACATTTTACAAAAGCATTTGTCCACAGAATAAACACACTTTTTTCATTTTCTGTCCAAAAATCGCAAATGAGTATGACTTTGAAGGCTTTCTGCGGGTCTGCCACAAATTTTGATGGAGAAAAAACACTGCTTTTGAAAAGATACGAAACAGCGATGAATTACAAGGGACGAAAGTATACGAATCGGATTCTTTAATTTAAAATATACGCTATGGCCCTGTAAAAGTGCACACTGTTGGGAAAGCAGCACCAGTGGTATCCTTTTGCCATAGCCCAGCACACCAGGGCGGAAAGGAGCTGATACCCAACACCATGGGGCAGACAAAACAGGCCAGAGGGCTGGCCAGCCTGAGCCGAGCCACGGACACCCTGAGCACCCTGCTGGCACAGCAGGTGCGGGAACTGAATGCCCGGCAGAAGGCGGCAAAAAAGGAAGGCGCATCGGGAGCAGGCACCATGAAAGACCTCAAGGAGGCCACGGCGGTGCTCAAGGATCTGGCTGGTGTAGCCAAGACCCTGAACGATCAGGGGGCACAGGCAGAAGGAGCGGAGTGCGGCGTGGTGCTGCTGCCGACGGTGGAGGAAGAACCATGAGCATTGTACAAGCAAGAGTGCCGGTGGTCTGGCGGCCCCAGCCGCGGCAGGCCGAATTTATGAGCCGCCCGGAACCGGAAGCGCTGTACGGCGGTGCAGCAGGCGGCGGCAAGAGCGACGCGCTGGTGATCGAAGCGCTGCGGCAGGTGCACATTCCGCACTACCGGGCACTGATCCTGCGCAAGACCTACCCGCAGCTTTCCGATCTGGTGGACAAGAGCCAGGTGTACTACCACAGGGCGTTCCCGCAGGCACAGTACAACGCCACGGCCCATGTGTGGAACTTCCCCAGCGGGGCAAAAATTTACTTTGGCTCCATGCAGTACACCAAGGACCGTACCAATTATCAGGGCAAGGCCTTCGATTTTATCGGCTTTGACGAGCTGACCCACTTTGAATGGGAAGAGTACAGCTACATGATGAGCCGCAACCGTCCCACCGGCCCGGGCACCCGGGTGTACATGCGGGCCACCACCAATCCCGGCGGCATCGGACACGGGTGGGTGAAGGCACGGTTCATCACGCCCGCACCGCCCGGCACGCCTATCACCGAAGAATACACGGTAAAGCTGCCGGACGGCACCGAACAGAAGCTGCAGCGGGCGCGGGTGTTCATCCCTTCCAGCATTTTTGATAACCCCGCCCTGCT